TGGAAGGGGTCGGCAAGTGAGGCGGCAAGAAGTGTAGATTTTGATTATATAAATGCACCTTATGATAATACTGTAAATTTGCCGTCTATCTCTACAGGCGACTATATATCACTTGAGGACAGTAAAGAGGGCGAAATCTTCTTCGGTCAGATTTTCGGCATAGAAAAATCAAGTCAGACCGGCACGATATCCTTTACGGCTTATGACATGATGAAGCATCTGCTTGAAAGCACAGGTCAATATAACTTCAAAAATCTCACGGCCGAGGCGATAGTGGCTCAAGTGTGTGCAGATATACAAGTACCGATAAGGCACCTGCATCCTACGGGAGTTAACATCTCAAGCATGATATGTGACAAGATGAAGATGTACGATATCGTGATGGCTGCATATACAAGAGCGCATCGCATCACGGGTGATAAGTACTTTGCGATGATATATAAAAGGGGCTTAGGAGTATATAAGACCGAATGGGCTGTTAAGGGCTTTACGCTTTCTGAAAATTCAAACATTTTTGCAAGTAGTATATCTGAGACTATGGATGAAATTAAGAATAAAATCCTTATATTTGATGACAAGGGCAAGCAAATCGGAGAAGTAAAAGATGATGAAAGCTTAAAGAAGTTCGGAGTATTTCAAGAGATATACTCAAAAGAGGATGGCGTGGATCCGACGACAGGAGCAAACAATCTTTTAAAGATAACGCCTTCTCAGTCTATAAAAATATCAGCCATAGGCGATATAAATTGCTTGTCTTGCTATTTTGTAGAAGTAAAAGATACAGCCACAGGCTTATCAGGTAAGTACTGGATATCTTCAGATACTCATACATTTGAAAAAGGCACACACAAGATGGAATTAGAACTTAAATTTGACAGCTTGATGGATACCAAGGATGCGAAGGATGAAGCCGAAGAGAAGAGAAAAGAAGAGCTTAAGAAAGAAAAGAAAGAAGAAAATAAGAAAGAGAAGAAGGCCTTAAAAGCTCAGACTAAGAGTGGTACACAGCAAAAAGAAAAGAAAGCTACAAAAGAAAAGAGCAAAAAGAAGGGCAAGGGCATGAAGAGAGGCGAAAAGAAGAGGCAAGAGAAGATTGCAGCTATAAGAAAAGCTGTAGCAGAGTCAAGAGCAAGGAACGGAGGTGGATGATGAGTTGGACTGATGCTTTTTTAGAAAGAGATGAGGGCGACCCTTCGGCAGGCATACAGCTTGCGGAAATGGTCAGTGAAAACTCATGTAAAATTGGCGACCTTATACTCACATCTGAAGACCTTCTTTTTGATGAGTCTTTAACTGTAAAGCTTGCAAGCACTGTATCAGGTGGTTGTCCTGAGGGCGGTGATTTGATAGATAAAAGTACATATATAAGCCCGCTTAAGTCAGGTGATAAAGTGGCAGTGATGAAAGTAAAAGGAAGCGACCCGACCGACTACACATCAAGCCTTTATCTTGTACTTGGAAAGATGGTGAAGCTATGAGTATCTTACCTTCTTTTTTAGAAGAGCTTAGCAATGTAGATATAGCGGAAAGCGAAGAAAGCAAGGTCATAGAAGTACCGCGTGAGTACGGCATTAACTTCACTACAGGACAGCTCACGGGCAAAATAGTAGAAGGCCTTGAGGCTATAAAGGTATGGGTGTGGTTATGTCTACATACTGAAAGATTCAGACACGCTATATATTCTGCAGATTACGGCACATCACTGGAGCAGTATATCGGGCATGTGCTTAGTGATGAGTATATAAATACTGATTGTGAAAGCGAAGTAACGGACGCACTTCTTATGAATGAATATATCGAGGGCATAGAAGATTTTGAAGTCGTCAGAAATTCCGACAGCTTGAATATATCTTTTAGAGTAGTGACAAAATTCGGAAGTATAGAGGTAGATGAAAATGTACGAAGATAAAAATTATAAAAGTATCCTTGCCGATGTGAAAAAGTATATCGGCGATGAGATAGTCAAGTCAGAGGGTAGCTTGGTACATAATGCCTTGTCTGCCTTGGCTTATGAGATTGAAAAGCTGTATATACAGCTTGACTATATCATAGAGCAAAGCCATGCCGGCACAGCAGACCTTGAGCATCTTGAGATGATTGCACTTGATAGAGGTATAGTCAGAAAAGAGGCGACTAATGCATATGTAAAAGCGGAGTTCAATGTGGCGGTGCCGATTGGCAGCAGGTACAGCTTGAAGGGATATAACTACAGAGTTGTAGAAGTTATAAACGATACTTCGCATCAATATAAGATGATAGTAGAAGAGACGGGAGCAGGTCCGAACGACTTGAAAGGTGACCTTATTCCGATTGACTTTACTGAAGGCTTAGAGAGCGCAAAGGTGACGGAGTTACTTGTCGCAGGTAATGATGATGAAAGTAAAGAGTCTTTGTATAAAAGATATATTGAAAGTTTCACATCGCAAAGCTTTGCGGGCAATATCGCAGCGTATAAAGAGAAGTTTGCAAGCATTCAAGGCATAGGCGGTTCAAAGATATACCCGACTTGGCAGGGAGCAGGCACGGTAAAAGCTGTACTGATATCTTCAGATTATACTGCAGTCAGTGACTATCTTATCAATCAGATAAGGGCAGAAGCAGTACCCGCAAAGGGCAGCGGATACGGATGGGCGCCGATTGGACATAATCTGACTATTGAGTCAGTAAAGGAAGTGGTTATAAGCGTAAGCACTCAAATCACATACGCAGCAGGATACTCAAGCAGTAACTTATCTGAAAAAATAAAAGAAAAAATAAAAGAGTATCTTAAGGGCATCGCAGAAGCTTGGAAGGAAGGCGATGAGCATACTGAAGCAATCGTATATATATCAAGGCTTGAGTCGGCCATATTAGATGTACAGGGCGTACTTGATGTGAATAATACTTCTTTGAATAAAAACGGTAGCAATCTAACTTTGCAGAGCGACGAAATTCCAAAGCTTGGAGAGGTGGCATTGACATGATAGAAGTTGATACGCTTCAATATCTACCGCTTCACATAGCGGAAATAGAGGAGTTTAAAAAGATTGCAAAGACTTATGATAAGTATTTAAGACTTGCGTGGGCATCTTTGCAAAGAGAAGAACTTAACAGGATTTTAGCCACAATGGACGAGAGTGAGTGCGCACAGTGGGAAGAGCTGCTACATATAGTAGTAAATCCGGCTGACAGCTTAGAGGATAGAGTCAACCGCATAAGGGGTTATCATGTGTCCGATTTACCGTACACAATCAATAAGCTTGATGAAGTATTAAAGGTTGTGTGCGGTGCGGATAACTATAAGTTAAAAGTGGATAACTCAAAGCACCTGATTGATTGCGGTGTAAAACTTGTATCAATACCCATGATTGACGTAGTGGCCGACCTGATAAGAAAGAGAGCGCCTGCGAACATGATTGTGAATGTGTATGCACTATTTAACAGATGGGAACGCTTTAAGGCTATGAGGTGGTCGGAACTTGCCACAGAAAAGTGGGGCGGCCTTTATGGTGACAAAAAATGGCAGGAGGAATAAAAAATGCAAAAAACAAGATTTTTTCAACTGAATAAGCCGCAATTATCTGATTTTGCAAATATAGAAGAGGCGATAAATCCGTCTATGGATATTATAGACGCAAAACTTAAAGAATTATCGGATGGCAAAGTAAGTGCAAACGACGGAGCAATAGCGAATGTAACCATGCCTCCTGCATGGATAGAGCCTGCTTCAATATCGGATCTAAATCAGATAGAAGCAAAGCGAAGTATAAAAAGTATACTAAGTGCTTTGGTCGGAGGTCTTAGATACTTGCAGGACTACTTCAAAAAGGTCAGAGTCGTACAGCTAAGGGCAAGCACTTTCGGTAGCACAGCGCCATATACGGCACGCATAGAGGTGACAGGCTTAAAGGCAAGTGATACGCCGATAATCAGTCATAAATTACAAGACAATCTTACAGATATTGGCACGATTAAAGCTTGTTGGAAGTCTTACAGCTGTATAGATAAGATTGAGGCATACGACGGCTATATGCTTGTAAAATGCTTTAGAAAAAAGCCTGTACAAGATATATTGCTGGCGGTGAAAGGAGGTTGACATGGCTGAAGCGATACTGATGAGTGGCGGAGTCGGAGGAGTGTCCTCTGATGATGTGACAGCGACAAAAAATCAAGTTTTGCAAGGCGTGACAGCTTTGACAAGGGACAGCGATGATGAGCCGATACAAGGCACAATCCCAGTGCGTGGCTACAAAGGTCCGGACAGCCCCGAATTTGGATATTATCCTACTGAAGGTGGCTATATAACGAGGCTGGAAGAGGGATATTATCAAAAGGGTGGCAATTATAAGCCTTATGTAATTGTGCCAACTCCAAAAGTCAAGCAAGCTGTAAATTACCACCCTGAAAAGACTCTATCAGACACTAACACATGCGGTGAGC